AGCGGGAAATGGTCAGTTAGGTTCATGCCTTGGATACCTTTGAACGAATCCCCCACCTGAGCCGCTAGACGGGCATTAAATCTTTGGTCATGATTTCCCCAACACCAATGTAGGGCAGCGCCTTTTGCGGCCTTCTCAACCTCTCCTAGACGCTCCTGACAGGTCTCTAGCTCTTGCTTTGCGGTAGGTGTTGATCCCCAGCCTGAAGGTGGATGTCGGGAGATACTAGAACCGTCAAATACATCGCCATTCATAACGACCATCCGAGGCTTTAAGTCCTTAATGATCTTTACGAATGCACGATGAGCAGTGCTGATAATGTCAGGCCAGTAATGGCAGTCAGATCCAACAACAATAATTCCGTTATCTAACTTTACGTTTGTTCTAACATTGTTGTAAGCGTAGGTTACTTGGAAATCTGGACTTCTTTTGTCAGCACTAGCTAATATAATCCCGTGAGTCTTTTCTATCTTGCGCCTTCTGATATTTACGTTCCTAGCGCCGATATTTAATATCTTGGCTAATGCAGCTACAGATCCGTGTTTATTCCACAAAGCAATAAACTCCTGCTCTGTGCAAGCTGCTTTAGTCATAATCTTCTCTAATTTGAAAAACGATGAAATTCACCGCACCAGTCATCCCTGCCAACTATGGGGAAGGTACTGTCATAGTCATCATCACCCATATTAATCAAAGTCGGTGGATAACGTCTGCAATAGCCTAGATCTTCTTTTGGCTCAACCTCAAAGAATGAACAAGATTGACAAGCTGGCATCCAGTCTTCTTTTTTGGGCATTATAGTTTGTTGTTTTTGTACTCTGGCTCAACATCAAGAATCTCAAAAGAATCAATGTGCCATATCTTATTTTCGCCAGTCTCAAAGACAACTAAAATTGCATTGTTTCTTCTTGTCCAGCAAAACTTAACATAAGACTCCGTACCAAAGGCATAACCATCATTCATGCCCCTAGCACCACAATACTGATCCCTAGTCGTTATTACCGTCCAGCCACCAGCATTATTCTTAAACCCTGCCGCCTTTGATTCATCAGCGAAACTATAACAAGTTATTAATAACAAAACAATAGCGGCTAGGTTCTTCATGCTAGGCTCCTAAATAAAGGGCTTTCTCATCGTTCCGTCTTTTTACAAGACCAGGTAAAACCTTACCGCCGCCCTTTGTGTACTTTAGGAACTCTTTAGCAGCACCCTCATAATCACCCCGATTATGTTTCTGCCTCAAGGTGCTTCTCTGCAAGGCTCCTAAGCCTACATTAAAGGCAAAGCTGACCAGCGCATCCAACTGCCCTTGACTAGCAATAACAGGACAATAACGGGATACGCCTCGTATAAAACGAACAAGATCGGTTTTAAGAATCTCATCAACTTCCTCTGTGGAAAATATGCGGAAATCTTCAATCTTTAGTGGATACTTCATCCGGTCAGCCATGTTTAAATTACCCTGCTCAGGATACAGAACATGACCAACCCCAATAGTCCATAAAGCAGCAGGGCAGCGGTAAGGCTTATTCCTTACCCCCTCATGATGCTTCAGCATTTTTAAAGACTTATCACTAATCATTTGCCAAATGCCCGACCACCAAAATGAAACGCTATGATGGATGCAAACAGCGCCTGAGTCTCGTCATCCCAAAGCTGTTCTGCCATTTCCTTAAAAGAAACACCAGCCTCAAAGCCCTTGTAAGCCAGAACCGCATCCAGAGCGCATAGGAGGCCAAAGAAGCCATAAGTAATGACAGGACGTACCGAAGCCCTCAGATTCTTCATCCACTGGCTAGTGCCTTCTCCTAGCTTCATATCGTGGGCATAGATAGACTGCATCTCAGCCTGTTGAGCGCCTATCAGCGCCACTCTTTCATCAGAGGCAGACTGGACTTTAATCTCGTCGAGCTTAACTTCCTCGATACGCTGTTGGGCAGCAAAACCTTCTTTAGCCAAAGACAGTTCTCGCTCTGTCTGCATCTTGGCAAGCTCTAGCTCATGCTTCTTGTCCGACTTATCCTGAAAAAAGTCCAGAATCTTAGGCAAACCACCCATTAAGAACGATGTAAAAGTAGATAGCAAAGTAAGCATTAATCCCCCAAAGTAAACATCCAAACAATACCTAATATTATTAATATAGAAACTATGACACCTAGTGATATAGCAAACATATCTTGTATAAATTGAACCTTCTTAGCTTTTTGTCGCCTAGCAGCCATTTCCAGAGCTTTTAAATGTAGCTTATGGTCTGTCTCTCTTTGTCTACGGTCTGTCCTTAGCTTCTCTAGCCGCCCCATAAACTCGTCGTACAAGCCTGGCTCTTGAAACTGGTAAATAAACATCTCTTTTAGATCTTTGTAGAACTGCTTTAATTGCCGTTCAGCGACCATCATCTCAATGACGATCTCGTAATCATTACGGCTATCTTCTACAGGTGGATTTTCTTGAAGTTCTTTAGCGTGTGCTATGCCTTCTTCAGCCTTGCCAGCAGACGAAAAAAAACTAGTAAGCGCCCCTAATGATTCGTGAGCAGACTTACCAGCTTCAGCGCATTCCCTAATCTCGTCAAACGCTTCTTTAGCGACATCAAAAGCCGCCTTAGCCCCTTTAATTACTATCAGGGCTGTGGCTATTTCGATCATTTTGGCAATGTACCGTTTCCAGCCATCCAGAACATTAAACCTAATGCTCCAGCACCTACAACCCAAAATATTTTCTTAACGACAGAACGACCCACTTCCTCGTAGATCTTCTTAAATGCTACCTCAGCGGCTCTCTCAGCTATAGCCTCTATTTGATCGTCTGTGAGTGGAAGTTCTTTCATGATTACACAGTCCTTTTCCACATACGAACCACGATATATGGTTGCAAGTTAGCATTAGTCCCAGAAGAACCAGCAGAATTAATAGTTAAATTAGTAGATGCTGAATTTGTTGCGTAGGTTGCATTATTTCCGCGACCGTCGCCCACGCTAAAATTATTTGCGCCGCCGCCGGTATAACCATCAGTTCTACCCGCTATATTATGTGTATGTGGGGATTCACTTACTGTATGATTATGACTAACTACAATAGCATCAGCAGAGCCGCCTGTTTCCTCAGCCGTATCAAATGCCGCATTACCAGCATCTAGGCCAACCATAACTCGACCAGCACCAAAAGCTACCCAAGTACCAAAACCAAGCAATGTGGCAGGATTAGTTGCACTTGTTGCGTTTATGTAGATAGAACCAACAGGATAAACAGCAGCTAATGCAGTCTGAACAAACGCAGTCGTAGCAACCTTAGTTGTACTGTCACCAAATGTAGGAGTCGGAGCTGTTGCAGAACCTGTCAGTGCTGTCGTTCCAGTAACAACTAAGTTACCGCCTACCGTAAAATCATCCGCATCAGTACCTGTTTGCTGGTCTTTAAGCTGCGCCATAAGCTCACGGATAGCGTTATTAATACCTGACGGAGCGCAGCCCTCAGCTATGTTAATACCCGCTATATCGGTATTATTTGCAGGTGTAGAGCTAAACTCACTGATCTTGTTCTTTGCCATGATTAATCCCTAGTTTCAAACATACCGTAGTCAGACAGTAACTGACCTAATCCAGCCCAATATTTAGTTGATGTAGGAGACATTTGACGCAATTCTCTCAGTCTAGTTATACCGTCTGGACTCGTAATAATCTTGGATATTTGGTCTGCATTAGCAGCAGCATCTTTACGAATAGCCCAGTCAGAAATGAACTTAACTGGCTGATCCAATTTAATCCCACCAACAACCCTAGCCGCACCTGTTGTTAGGCTAGTTATTGGAGGATTCTTCATCAATTCTTCAGTAATTAACTGGTTAAATGCAGTGTCAGATCCTAGCTTCTTAACCCGTCCAGCAGCCTCAAGAACCTGAGATAGATCGCGTAATGCCTGATACTCCTGCTTTCCTAATGCCACACGAATAGCAGCCTTTGATTTTTCATCGCCAAGCAATATGTTTTGCCAGGTATTGCCAGTGTCAAACTTATCACCCTGCTGAGTCTTTGCTGGCTTCTTAGCAGCCATCCAAGCATCGTCAAGATAAGCCCGAACAACAGCATTCCAAGCGTCCTGACCACCGCCAGCAATAACCTGATCTTTAGCATAACGAACAGTTTCAGGACTAGGATTATCAAATATTCTACGAGAGAAATTCTTTAGATTATCCTTAGACATCTGAAGCAATGACGAGCCAGTAATGCGCTGATTAAACTCATTAATCGGAGCAGAAAGACGTTCAAACTCAGCATTGGCAGAAAGGTAATCAGGATTATCCTTGCCCATCTGCTCAACTAATGTATTCTTAATCTCTGCTAAATTACCTTGAATCTTCTTATCAAGCGACTTGAAAGCATCTTCATTAAACATTGAATCAAGCTCAAACTTGATATTTTGCAATACCGGCAATCTGTTCTCTACGCCTTTTTTAGTAATCTCCTGACCAGCCTCATCCAATGCAGGAACTTCTCTCTCAAAAAGACCCTTCATCTTTTTAAGATAACTAGCAGCACGACCGTTAGCTGGTTGTGTCTTTAAGAAATTATCAATCTTGCCAATAACAGGAGTAGTATCTACAGGAACGGATGCAGCAAAAGCACTTTCATAGATAGGCTCTGTAGCTACTTTACGCTCATCTATAAGTTGTTGTTTTCTAGCTTCTAATGCCTCAAACCCCATTGAACCAGCTTGAGCCTGATCCTGAACCTTGGAAACAGTATCTAGATAGTCATCAACGGCTGCTTGTACTTTCTTCTCACGCCCCTTGTAAAACTTCTGCATTTTTACCTGAGACTCTGGCACATTAGTAATGACTTTTTGCTGCGACATTAATGAAGCCAAGTTAGTAATTTCAGCAGGAGTCAAAGGAATATCTAAACGACCAGCTTTTTGGCGCAAAGAATTAACCAATGGCACGCTCATCTGTGCAATGTCTTTAGCTGTTCTACGCTCAATAAATCCCTTGCGGATTGCAGGAGCAGTCTCGCCAAGCAAAGATAAGCCACCAGAAATAGCTACCTCAGTAGGATTGACCTCTTGCCCACCAATCAATCCACCTAATTTTTGACGCAAGTAATTAGCAGCAGCAGCAGTTCCACCAGTAATACCACCAGCAGCAGCTACGCCTAAAGGCCCACCTAGCGTAAGCGGAGCACTAGCCACACCAGCAAGGATGTCAGGAACCATCTCTGCAACGTCAGGAGCGTAGTAAGCCGCTGTAGGCAATGCCCCTACAACCTCTTTATAGAACTTACCGTCTTCAGCCTGATACGCTATATCGCCATCAATGATCTGATAACGGCTCTCAGGAATACCACGTTGTTTAGCAAAGTAACGGACAGCAGCCATCTTATCCGTTGGGACACCAGCCATAAACGTAGTACCAGCACCGGCAGCCCTACGAGGATCAGCAATAGGCTTCGGCCCTAGCTCTGGGAATTGACCGCCTCCTGCCTGTTGACCAGATGTAGCTCTTTGACCAGAAAAAAAAGAAGTCGCATAATCAAAATCATCAGTAGCCTCTTGTGGCTTCTGTTGCTTATTAGCAAAGAACTGACCTGCATAATCAAATTCAGTCATGATTCACCTTAAAATGACACGCCAAATTCAGCAGCCAACTGACGGTTAACTGTGTTTAAATCTGCTGGTTTATTAGGATCAAGATTATATTGTTTAGCAATTTCTTTGGCGCGAGCCTGAACTATCGAGGGTATTTTATCAAGAGGAGTGCTTTCCCAATTTAGCCCTTTTCTCAATGAATATTGTTTGCGAGCAAGAGCATATTTAGTCTGAGTAATTGCATTATTTAGCTTTGCCTCAAATTCTGTTGGGCTATCACCACTAAATATATCAGCTCCAGCATTAGGCAATGTAGCAGTAATTCGCTCTGCTTCCTGAATGCCCATAGCAGCACCAGTAATATCCTTAATGGTTTGGTTAAGGTTTTGTAAAGCATTTTGACGATATTGGGAATACTGAGTAAGTTGATTCTTTTGTGCTTGAGGTAACCCAACAAACTTATCTCTAAGCGTATTCCATGCCTGTTTACCTCTAAACTGAATATTTTGATATTCTGGCTTATAAGAAAACTGAATATTATTAAGACGAGTAACAGCATCAGCAGTAGTAATTACACTCTTTTCAACGTCACCTCTAGTCGATTTACTAAGTTCACCTGTGTAAACAGATACATCAGTTTTACCTGCTTTACGCTCCTTTTCTCTTTGAGCAGCTAACCTAGGATCAAGTTGCTCACGTATTTTTGCGTCATCACTTAATATCTTCTCAGACTCAGCAATAATTTGATCTCTAGTCATTGTTGACGCTCTAGCAATAAGAGCATCAACACTAGGCTTCAGTGTTGGATAAATACCAGCAAACTGAGTAGGCAAAACTTTAAGCAAGTCTGCTTTATTAGCAACTGTTCCAATGTCAGTAACTACAGATATGTTACCGTCAGGTGTTATTTGATAGGCTTTATTTGGATCAAGTGAATTATTTGTAATTTCTTGCGCTGTCAATAATTTAGTTGTTCCTGTACCCTCAACTTTTTTATATTCACCAGAAGGCAATCTAAAGTATTTTTGTCCAGCACCAATAAATAAGCCTTCTGCTTTAGCTTGTTCATCAGTTAATTTAACTGCCTGTTCTGTTATTGGTATTTCACTAATAACACCATCAGCTTTAACTTGATAACGTTTATTCGGATCAAGACGATTTGTTACTATTTCTTCCGCAGTCAATGGTCTTGTTTGTTTTTCTGTACCACCAACCAATGAAGGGATACCACCTTTCATCGTCCACTTCCCACGATTAGGATCTAAACCCAATGCGGTTGCTTGCTCATCAGTTAGGATTTTCCCACCACTAAAGTCACCAATTACCCCACGTTTACTAGATACTAATTTATCATCTCTATAAAATAATTGCTCTTTAGGATCAATTCTGTCTGCTTCATCTTGTAAAAATTTAGCCGTAGGTGCATCACCCAAAGACATTGCCAATCCTGCTTTTTTACGCAGATCATTAGCTTTGGCAACACTAGCTGGATCAATTATTGGCGCTGCTTGTGGTTGAGCCTGAGGAGCCACTTGAGGAGCACCACTAGTAGGCATTGCGGCAGGAGTAACTGCTGGCTGACCTTCAGTGCCAAAGCCATACATCTTTGCCCGTTCCATAGCAAGCATTTGCTTAGTAGCTTCTTCAGGGTTAATAGCAAACAACTGAGCCAACTGAGGATTCTGTTGAGCAGCTTGCTGAATAGCCTTCAATCTATTAGCCGCTTGAGCTTGTGTTAGTGCTGCGCTTTGCAATTGCTGTTGCTGGACTACGTTCTGCAATCCCTGCTGATAAGCACCACCAGCCGCACCAAAGCCACCAGCCAATGCACCCAAGATATTCTCAGCAGCAGAGCGACGAGGCCCAGTTCTACCCATACCCTGAGCTAGTGAAAGACCAGCGCCTAGCAATCCCTGAATATTTGCCACGTTCTGCTGCTTCTGTACCTGTTCAGGCGTAAGAAGACCCATCCCAAGCAAACTCTCATAGCTTGATGGAGCAGCCGAACCAAATATATTAGGAATGTAATCTGTAATTGCCATATATCACCTAGATAAGCGAAACCTGCGGAACACCTACTTGGTATTGTGGTGCTGCTACTTGCATTTGAGTACCACGCAATAATCCTGGTGGCTGTGCTTGTCTTTGTGGCTGCTGCATCATCTGTTGGGCTGATTGCATTGCCATTTGAGTTAATACTGGGTTTTGTTGAGCAAATTGACCTACTTGACCAGCTCCAGAACCAACCTGCTCCATAAAAGACGGAGCCATTGAAGATGATTCAATATTAGGATTCAGTAATGATTCAAAAGTCCCGTAAGGTCTTTGTATTCCAGCAGCGGTAGCTTGCTCATACGTTAAAGGCTGACTTATCGAAATAGGAGCCGTAACATTGGAAAAAATACCTGGTGTAGCAGTTGCTCCAGTAGGAACAGCCTGACTAGCCCCCATTAGTGCATTTGCACCAGCATTAACACCAGTAGGATTAATAAAAGCAGCCGTAGAAGCACCAGCTCCTGTTAATGCGCTAGTAGTACCCGCCGCAGTACCAGCACTAGTTCCAGCCATTCCAAGGCCAGTATAAGTACCAGCAGCACCAGCACCGGCAGCAGCCCCAGTACCAGCAGCACCAGCACCAGCAGCAGTTCCAGCAGCACCAGCAGTGCCAGCTAATGTACCGCCAGCACCAAGAGCTGCACCACCAGTACCCCCAACTGCCGCACCAATCATTGCGTATTTTACTGGATCTTTACCTGTAGCAAGGGCATAGGTTGCCCCCGCTGCTGCACCAATCCCTGCACCTGGAGCACTCATTATTTACCTCCCCCTGTTGTCGTTGTAGACTTAGTTTCCAAAGGAGCACCATAGAAAACATTAGCAGCCTGTTGCAGTCTTTGCATTGGTATATCCTGAGCAGCCAACTGACCCTGTATAGCTTGCTGGCTATAACCTTCCTGAGCTTGACCTGCTTGCAATAGACGCTGAATATCAGCATAGTCAGCAGCAGCCATTTGCGGAGCAGCCTGAACAGCAGCCATCTGACGAGCACGTTCAGCCTCAGCCGATTGATAAGCCAATTGACCGCCTTGTTCAGCCAGAGATCGAGCAAATATATCCTGAGCCTGACCCGTCTGTTGACCTTGAGCAGCAGATCCATAGCGACCCATAGAGGAAGCCTGAGACTGTAGGTTTTGGATGTTGCGAGTATATTGTTCACCAGCCAAACGGTTAGACTGCTCCAAAGCACCCGCTAGGAATGGATTAACGCCCCGCCCTTGAATCGTAGCTAGTTGCTCTGCCTGAGCCGCACCAACTAGCGGAGAGCCAGCCTGAGCACGTTCAGCAGCCCGTCGAATAGCTTCTTGAGAATATGCAGATTGTTCAGGAGCCAAAGTTGCAGGAGCCTGTGGCATACCCTGATAAAGCCGTTGAGCTTCTTCTAAACTGTACGTTACAAACGGCTTAAACTCTTTGCCTATCTCTGTCGTGCTTGTTTCACCACCGCCGCCACCACCCATATCACACCTCGCATATCCATTTTCGAGGACGGAACCCATAGGCTTGCGCTCTACGACCCCATCCTGGCCTATGACTAGAAAATGTTAGGTATTTGAACCCCCCATCCCTAGCCATATTTTTTATAAATTGTAAACCTTTTTGCACTACTTGATAATCATTTTCTAACGTCCATGCAGCCCAAACGTGCAATTCCTTGTCTATGGGTTGCAGGATAAAGAAGCCATAAAAATGGGTATTCTTCAGTACCACCCACAGCATTGCCTTTTGGTTCCAACAATCCGTGTATACGTCTTCAGGTATCCAGTTTTCTGGACTCTTGGTTTTAATTTTATTCAAGCCAGCACGAAGGCTAGGCCACCAGTTGCGGAGTTGATCCACAGGAATATGTTTAAATTCTGTCATCCCACAACTATATACATAAAATCACAAACGTGGGCATTACTCGCATGGTTTATTACAGCAGAACCCTGAGATCGAGTACCTACCCATAACTTAGCCATTTCCTGAGCCGCTTTATCATTCATCGGTGTAAAAAGAATTGCTGAATCAAAACCAATTCTCGGATCATATAAAGTTGTTTGTGTCGCAGTTGTTGTTGTTGTGAAATACCCTGAGTTATTCGTCTTTCCATCCATAATTCCACGAACAACCTCGGAAACATCACGTTCAGACGCTCCAAAAGTAGGTAGAGTCCGGAACTGTACGTTTTTAGTTGTCATCGATTACCCTGTTTAACAACGTCAAACTCCAAACCAACCGCAGTCTCCCAGTTAGCACCGCTAGGAGTCAGTCTCAGACGATGATATTCGCCATTAGACCGCAAGCTCACACGGTTTTCAGCATCTGGAGCCACATCTGAGCCAAATTCCACCTGTTCAGCAAGATTATCCCGACTTGAAACAGCTATAGAGCCAGTACCCTTGTCCACAATCGGCTTTGCCAACATCACGGTAGACCGACCTACATCAATATCACCCGTTGTAATGATGGCAGTCTTAGGCTGACCAGAGAAAGATATGATCTTCTGCCCAGTTACACCAGCAAACAGTAATTGACCACCAGCAAACACCCGTGAATCCAACGGAATATCTAACGCATCAATACTTGCACTGTAATTATCTACCTGTTCTAACGTGGCTGAAGGTGTCAAAGCATACGCAATAGATGTTGCTGTAGTTTCCCCGTATGACCATTTATTTAAATCAATGGAAAATATTAATAAATATTTACCGCCAAACGTATTATTAAATTTCCATATTACTAACTTATTAATAGGATCAACCGTAGCACTCATTCCTGTAGGTATTTCATTAGGAATAGCATTATTAAAAAACCAACGGTTTACTTTCTCAGTGCCAATGTTCTTAGTTGATTGACCATCACAAACATAAAATCCATCGTCTGCAAGGAAATACGTTAGATTCCCATACTGAGCGATAGATCCATTAGAAATACAGCCCAAAGACCGGCTAATAGCATCAAACTGGAAGAAGAACGGAGAGCCAGCATAGCTCATCCGGTAAATAGCACGCTCTAGAAATACCAGACCATACTCACCACCAGCCAAACCAGTAATATCACCACCGTCAGGCAGGATCTGGTTATCCGACTGAGAAGCAGCACCGGGAGTCCAGTCTGTCTCATCGTTAATATCTGACCAGTAGACCTTGCTTGTATCTGTACCATCGTTAGCCGCAACCACAAAGTCACGGACAACAGTAACAAACTTAGCAATAGGTGCAGCAGCAGCAAGATTAGCAAAGTTAGTCGATGAATTCAGCGTCCATGCTTGTAACTTATCCTGACCATTAGCCAGAATCATCTTAGGGCCGAATTGGGTTACATCCCAACCTTCTACCGCCGTATAGCCTGTAGTCGTAGCAGCATCCAAACTAGCATCATTACTGTCAAACTTGTATATTTGAGTTGCACTAGCCGCAAACAATGTACTAGCCCCGCCAAACTTCCCAGCAAAAGTAATAAGCAAAGTAGCACCAGCAGCATCAGAATAATCAGCCTCACTCTTAATAGGAGAATATCCGTTAGCCACTGGATAACAATTCTTTGCGTCTGTTACCGCGCCTGTTACACCAGGTTGATCTGGCAACCACTCCCCGAATAGAATCTTTTGCATTACTGCCTCAACCAAGTATTAGAAGATTGTGAAGCTGGTTGCCACGTACTACTTGCAGGTGTCGTATCAGTCCATGTTGACGATGTAGTAGCAGCATCTCCCCATTCCTCACCGATAATTTGACCATTCGCAATGACATCAGCATTCGCTGTAACTAAAGCATTAAAACTGTAAGTAGCACTACCATAAGCCGAAACCTCAGCAAACCCGCTAATATTTGCTGCGCCGCCAGCCGTAATGTTACCAATTCCAGTAACTGTTGTATTGCCAGTAATATCACCTGAAGCAACCCTAACCCTAACGGCTTGGCCTTCAACCGAGGCATTAGCAGATATATCACCAGAAAATAACCTTGCTCTAAATGCAATAGCAGAAATAGCAGCAGCGGCAGACACATCACCAGCAAATAATCGCACTCTTAAAGCAGAACCAGTTACGGTTGCGTCAGCCGTAACATCCGCTGAAGCGTCTACGTAATTACCAGCAACAAATAACCAGCCAAGGTTATTGCCTGAGTCTACGTTGCCGTTTGATGTAGGCGCACTCCAAGTAGCACCGCCAGTTGCATTACTGTCCCGAATATCAAGGTAAGACACGTTTACAGTGCCAGAGGACTTAGATAGCGTAAATCTTGTTCCAAGGCTAGAACTGCGAATAGATACCAAGTTACCCGACGATCCGGATAAGGTAAACGCATTGACTGTCGTTGTCGTACTAGCAGGGAACGTGATCTGACTTGCTGTGGCGTTCGTATTGGCAATATCGTTAAACGTATTTGCACCAGTAATTGTCAGCGTTCCGACACCGCCTTGATTTAATGTGCAGTTGTAAGTAGAACCACCACCGACAAACGTCTTGGCAGTTGCAGCAGTCATGGAGATTGTGCCTGTGCCCGTACCTGCTGTAGTGGTAAATCCTGTTGGAGCCGCGTTATTCCAAGCGGTGGCACTTGCAGCAGAACAAACTAAAGTTCCACCATTAAACGTCAAATTTTTTGTTCCAGTAGAAGTTGCTGCGGAGGTGGTATTTGTAAGAGTAAACCCAGCTAAATTAAGCGTCCCGTTCGTTAGTGTTGTCGTAACATTTTGACCTGCATCAGCCAGCGTAGTCGTAATTCCGGCTGTGTTGATATTTAATATATCAATCGCTTTGCCTGTATACGTTAGCGTGCCTGTGCCAACCGTTGTAAAGTCGGTAGTTGTATAAGTCCCACCACTTGCAAGAGTAAAGCCGTGACATGAAATGATCTGGTTGCCGGGGTTAGACGTTGACCCAGTAAAGTTAATTTGCCTAAATGAACCTACGAATGAAGGAACTGATGCGCCTGATGTCAGGTTGATGTTCAACCTGTTTGATGCTGTAGCTCCGCTAGAAGAACCAAAGTTAAATGTCCTTGTAACAGACATTCCTGCCGATATGTTTGATGTGCCAGTAAACGTAAAGTTTGTGGCAGTTGCCATCGACAGAACTGTTGATCCGGCTGTGGTTGTAGTGGTGACAATTGAGCCGGTTGTACCAAAAGCTACAGAGCGCGTGAGGCTGTTGGATGAACTAAACACACCTGTACTTAACGTCAGGTTGTTTAGGTCTAACGTGCCTTGCGATAGAAACGTTGTAAGTGTTAAACCTAACGTCAGATTGTTTGTAACAAGTTGAATACCCCCGCCCGGCGCATTTATTGATACTGGCTGAGTAAATGTTTTACCCCCAGAATTAAGTGTTTTTGTTGATCTGTTGGAAAATGTATAATTACCAGTACCAGTCGGCGTTACACCTGAACCATAAGTAAAATTTCCATAAAATATAGGAAATGTCGTACCTGATGCTAACGTCATTGCGTTAGTACGTGTTGATGCGTCTAACGTGCCTATATTCCAAGCACCGTTAATTGTAATAGTATTACCAGCAGTAAGTCCGGTATTTTCAATAATTGCCGTATCTTGCGGAAGCGGATAGTTTGTAGTTGCTACACCTCCACCTGAACTCGTTGCCCAAGCGTTTGCGTCCCAGTTACCACCAGCCGCCAAATTCCAATACTTGCTTGCTCCAGCCACAAACGTAATGTTGCTGTTACCCCCGCAATCACCTAGCCTAGTACCAGATAATGGAGACGCTGCACCAGCTATTGTTATGTCACGGAAGTCAACGTCTGTCATTGCCGCAATAGCTGCACAAGTTAATGTGCGGGATGTTGTTCCAACATTAGCATCGGTACGAACAAACTGTCTTTGATTACCGTTAGCGCCATTAATTGTCAGCGTTCCATTGATTGTCTGGTTTCCACCAAAAGAAATATTATTAAGCCCCGCAGCACCAATCGTAGCAAACGTCAAGTTATTAAATGTATTAGCGCCTGAAATTGCTTTTACTCCATCTGTCGCTGTTGTTGATGTGAAAGATACGTTGTAGTAAGTAAGATTACCGCCATCAAAAGAAGGAAGAATTCCCGTAGCCGTTATTGTTGACGTTCCAGCATTTAATGTTGCATTAGTGCTGGTTGTCATAATCCACGAGGAAATGCCACTACCACTTAAAGTTATTGTTGACCCATTTAAAGTTATTGTCCTTGTATTGGAATTGTCTGAAAAAAATATTCCAGCAGTAACCGCATAATTACTTACTGAAGTATCAAATGTTCCGTTAGTAAGTGTTAATGTGCTACTGCCGCAGCTAAACGCAGAGCCAAGTGTCCACGCACCACCAACCCCGTTGAGCGTAACATTTCCGCCAAAAGCAACGCCATTAGTCGTTATTGTCTTGCCTGTAGTCGTGGCGTTAAATGTCGTTGTACCTGTATAGGTACGCGTGAGATTAGTTGCAGGAAAAGATAGACTACCGCTAACAGTCAAGCCAACGCCTGAACCTGCTAGGGTCATTACTCCATCAAGACCGCTGATTGTGATGTCGTTGCAAACCCGTGGTGAGTTTGCCATCGTGACAGTAAACGCACCTGTTCCTACGTTTGAGTTGACGTTAAAGAAGACGTTATCCGCAGCCGTAGGAACAGAAGCACCACTAGCACCGCCTGATGATGCAGCCCAGTTAGTCGTGCTGGTGCTACTCCATGTGCCAGTGCCACCAACCCAATAGCGATCTGCCATTTATCATTCCTCTGGTGGTAGTTCTTCGTCTTCTGGAAAAGGCGCTGTTATAACGGCTATCCAGTTGTCTAACCGTTGCTGTTTCATCGCATCAATCTCAGACTCAGTAAACGTATGATCGTCTGGCAAATGCAAGGCATCGCAGAACTTACCGTACTGAGTATCAAAAGAGAAATCTATTTTCATTATGCCAACGTAACAGATAGGTTGCCAGTGGTAATGCGGAAGATGTCATCAACATCAATAACCTTAGATGTAGTCAATGCAGTGTGATACAGCAAATTACCGCTAGTTGAAGCATCACGGATACCAATGTGCGTTATCGTCCCCCATGACGATGTGCAAGTAGGGAATTCAACCGCAGCACTATTGGTACTAACGCCATTACTGGGCGCACCAAAAGTAACAGCAGTACGAGCATAAGAACCACCAGAGACTTCTGTACCAGTATCAGCATCAGTTGGGTCAGTTGTGTAAAGAGCAACATAGACTGTTGCAGGGCTTGTATAGCTCGTATTACGCAAGGTAGCGTTAATCAGAGCGTTTTCTAAATAATTCGACATTTCTGCCATGATTTACCTCACGTTATAAGACATTGCCATAGGCTGACCGCTGTACTCACTAGCTTGGTCAGAGTTCGATATAGAAGCGATAGAACGGTCATAGAGCGAAGCCCAGACCTGCAATCTCGCATCGTTCATCAAATACGGTTCAGCCTCACCTAGAGCCGCATACAGCAGCGCATCAGGACAGTTAGCCAAGAATACGTTGCTGGTATTTGCGTCGCTCAGTAGCGTAGGCTTTGCGTAGTACAGCATCTGAGCCGTATACGCAGTATCAGGGATAGGGGCGAATTGAAGCTCTGAGGCCAGCACAGTATAGATTCTAGGAATGCCAGACTCAGTAGACCTAGAGCCAGCGTAGAACGTATTAGGAGCCTCGTAGGACAAGGAACTAATCGGAGTCGTATTCAAGTGAATATCCCGCATCTCCAAGAAGTCCGTAGGCAATCCAACCTTAGAATTACCGCCAGTCGTAGTAGCCGTAGCCACCACCAACATCTGACGAATTCTCAAGTCTCTACGCAGACGCTCCTCAGCCAAGCGAATAAAGTCAGGGATTACTGAAGTCAGGTCACTACGAGCTAGGTAGTTCGCTATCGTAGTCTTTAGGTCACTGTAGCTCGTAAATGCCATGTCTATTTCCCGTTATTGTGCGCCTCTATAGCGCCTTCCTCTACATCTTCCCACCGATACTCATAAGTACCAATGTGACCAATATGCTTTGAGAGACTGTGATCTACATAAGTCTGGATTCCAGCATCAAGTGCCTTAATGCAGAAATGTACATCCTCACCGATAATCCCCTTTGTCCCCCAACCCACATCAAACCAAGGCTTAGGAACCTTCTCAAAGACTTCCTTGCGAATCATCACCACACCAAAACCAACCGCCGTAACAGGCTCTATGCCTTCCCTACCCATCGAATCTATCTTGTGCCACGCATGACGAATAATCTTACCCTCGTCATCCTTCTCAATCTCAAGGTTCAACGCAGTCGGCAGTGTAGGCTTACGTCTTGTTACCGCATTAACCCCAACAATCGGAACCTCACGACTTAACAAAATGTCAATAGTGTCGTTAGGAAACCGCATATCTGAGTCAATGAACAGAACCGCATCACATCCCTCTTTGAGAGCAGCATCTACTAGCTTCTCTCTCTGATCGAATATTAGCGTTCCCGCCATTGTGTACAGCTTTAGGCCGTTACCATCTTGAGAACACCTATGCTTAGAATCTCTGCCAACCATCTTGGCAAAGTCAAAAGCAAAAGAGGTGTGAACCTCGTCCCTAGCTGGTACGCAAACGCCTACGTTCATTAGTTCCCCTTAGAGATAGTGCCACGGTAAGTCTTCCAAACAGCATTATCAGGATTATTAAGCCAACTGGCAAACGCTGCGTCATCCAAAATGCTAAAACCTTTCATGATGCCTATCTTGTTCAAGTCATCAATGACCGTGAACGGTATCCTGGCTACATGGTGCAAGTCTTTAAGATGCCCAGTCCTTTGCTTGTCGAACTCTAATTGAGCCTTGTTAGCCTCAATGATCTCCGATACATCCTGTTTAGTCTCAATGACGATACCGCCATCACCGTCTGCGTGTACTGCCGTATCTCTAAAGTCCGTCATAATTTCTCGATGTGCGACCAAGTTCTGCCAGTTCTAACCCCTCGGACGCAGTTAGAAGAAACTCCTAATTGCTTTCCAAGCGCAGTATTGTTTAGTGTGCTTGATCTAATCAATCTTACCTTTTCGGCATCTAGCAGCGACTTGCCGTTGCTTTCACCTAAAGGAGCTACTGTTTTCTTACGACCCTTTCGGATCATGTCCTGCGTGTTTTCCTTAGGCGTTCCAACCAACAAATGATAAGGATTTACACAACTAGGATTATCGCATTTATGCATAACGTACATACCATCAGGTATATCTTTTTTATTATTCAATCGCCAACTAACCCTATGTGCGCCATCCGATCCATCAACCTTAGCGCCTAAAGATATTCTGCCGTAACCATTAGGAAGAAGTTGCCCAGTCCAATGCCAACAATCATCTTCCGATTTCTTGTCAACAAACCGCCAGAATCTTTCCTCTAATGTGCCGCGACTATATTTTTTTATTTCGGTAGTTCCGTGAGTCTTTTGCCTTACATAATGCTTGTAGCACAACCCAAGACTTATTACCCTCACGGAACTATCACAACCATCGACTAAGCATTTCATAAAACCTCCCATGAATAATCACAAGAGGTATTATATATCCTAATCCATCAAAGTGCCATGTTCAAGTCCGCAATTATGCCATGAGCAGCCTCGTTCTTAACCTCAAGGGTGCACTCGACCAAGATTTGAGTCTTGTCAGCATCGCCAGCCTTAGCCAGTTCGTTTGTCTGGAACGGACGCAGGTAAGCGATAGCTGCGTACTCAGGATCAAGGATCAGAGCATCGCGGGTACGCATGAAGCGGTTAGGAACCACCGACATATTGCCGAAGTCACTGACGTAGATGTCAGCAGCACCGATAATCGTCGAAGGAGCCGCACCAGTCACGTTGAAACGAGTCTCAGCGATACCAGTGAACGAGCTAACCTTCTGCTTGCCAGTTGCGCCAACCATCAGCACCTTAGGCGAACCACCGGACACAAACACCTCAGCCACAACCTCTTTCAGCAGGGCTTCAGTGAAGGTACGGGTGTTACCGTCAGTACGGGTAGATACGCCGATAGTCGTAGGATCACCACCGTTAGTCTGAGCCGACGAGTTGGTTTTG